CTAGATCAATCGCCGATACCGCAGAAAAGAGTTGCGCTTCACGACCAACGCCCCGGCGTCCGACGTATTCTGCGCCCATTGGAACTGCAACGTCCCAGCCGTGGTGCTCACCGACACGATCCCCATGAACCACGCGCCCCAGATGCCGGCGACCCCGGAGGTGCCCATATCTAAGACGGTGGTCTCGGTCAGGAGCGCGGTCTGAAAGTTGGCCGCGCCGAGGGGGATCCAGTAGTTCTCCGCCCCGCGCGCCTGGGGGGCCCAGAGCATCGTAGTCCCGGTCGGGTAGGTCCAGCCGATCTTCATATCGTGCGTGGTATTCGCCGAGTCGAACAAAAACACCAACTCAATCAGGTAGACAGCGCTCGCCTCCAGGGGGCACGCGAGATGGTCGTCGTCCTGGAGCGCGGCGCTCGCCGTGACCGTCTCGTCGGCGGTCTTGATGACGTAACTGTCGGTGACGCCACTACCCGGACCAGGCGGGACGCCGGGGCCGACCGTCGTCCCGGCCGCGACGGCGCTCGAACCCGTCTTGTCGCCGGCCCACAGCCGATAGACGTCCCGCCAGCCTCGGCCGAGATTGGTCTGGGCGGCATCGACCACAGCCGTGACGTCGCGTACCAGGACGTTGACCTTCTGGATCACAAGGTCGCTGATGTTGACATCCGTCACAACTGCCGTCCCGCTGAGATCGCGACGCGCAATGGTGACCGTTTGGCTCTGCCCTGGTGTTAGCCCGAGCTCGAGGGTCCGATACTTGATGGTCTTCGTGACCGGCAACGACTGCGCGAGGTAGGCATCCGCGAGGGCCTGCGCGGTCGTATTCGACGGGATGGCCTCGAGCGTAAAGACGCGCTCCCACAGACCGAAGCTGGCGATCTCCCCCGCGTCCTCCGCGATCCCTAAGCCGGAGAACGTCCCATCGAACGTGAACCGAATATCCGCCCCCGTCGACGGCGCTCCCGTGACGCGCTCGAGCGTATTGGCGACCGGGTCGAGTTCCCACGTCCCGCCGCCCCCAGGGGCGCTCAGGGTTTCCATCCAGTTGAGGGCAAAGTCCGTCATGACATAGCCCCGCGTCGCGAACGGCGTGTATTGGAGCTGAAAGACGGTCGTCGTGTTGTCGCCGGTAATCGTCTCCGTGCGGTTCATCTCCGTGTTGGGCGGCATCCGCACGATGACCCGGTTGCCATACGCGGTGCCGCGCGTCGACTCGACTTCAAGGTCGCCCAGAACTTCCGGGATCGCTTCGCCCACGAGGTCAAACGAGGCCGGCGTCGTGCTCGGCTGATACATTCGGAGGACTTTGAAGTCGTCGATGCGCCACACGTAGGGCTCCCCGACCTCGCCCGTCAGCGTCGCCAACTGGTTCAGCACTTCGGAGACTTTCACGTAGGCATAGGCGAGCTCCGGCAGCGAGGGCCCCGTCACCTGTCCCGCGTCCAGCGTCACGCCGTAGTCAGTCAGGTAGTTGGCGACGATGATCGTCAGCGCATCCTCGAGCGTGCTGGCTGGGATCGTCTCGTTGACATGGACCCGCTCGGTGTAGGCGTTGAAGTCCACGGCATCCATCGTGGTCATGATGCCGACGCTCGACCCGTCCACGATGCCCCGTTCCCTGGGTCGGTCTAGGAGGCCGCCGAAGATGCGCGTGGCGTTCTCCGTGATGATGACCTCTGCATCCAAGGCCGGCCGGTAGGTGCCGGCGAGCGACTTCAACTTGAACGACGCCGTCCCACGCCCGTTCGCGACTTTCGCAATCCGCAGCGACCCCACCACAGGAAGTTGCGTGGCGCCGCCCACGGTCAGGACGATCGCCATCAGGCCAACCCGTAGCTTTGCACGACGCCGGGAATATACGGCGCGACGCCCTGGGCGGCCTCCCGTCCATCGATGTAGGAATGCACAATGACCGTGCTCTGCGACTGCACTGCGCTCGCCTGGGAAATGGCCGCCGCGCTGGGGAGCGCACCACCCCCACCGGAGGGCGACGGCATCTGGAGCCCGCGCATCCCGTCCGCAATCTTCTGAATCTGCGCGGTGACGACGTCGCCCCAGGAGCGCCACTCGTCTTCGTTCGCCTTCAGCCGCGGCGTGAGTTCGTCGAGCGCCTTGGCGGCCTGGCTGGCCGTCTCGATGGTGGCCTGGGCTTGCTCCTCGGTGGCGCCGGTAACGTCGTCTTGCGCCTCCGCCTGGCGCGCGAGCGCCGCCTCGACTTCCGCGATGACCTTCGCGGCCTGCTCGGGATTGTTGCGCCCGACGCCCTGGGTCAACTTGACCCACAGCGCCTCGCCGGCATCCCCGAGCTCGAGCAGCTTGTTGTGCAGCGCATCGAACCCGCCGAAGGATTCCGCGAAGTCCTCGACCGCGTCGCGGCCCTTGTTGCGGTCAAACACCGACCAGAGTTGCTTGATCGCGTTGATGGCCGTCGCTGCTGCCGTGACGACGCCCATGATGCCCGTCGCCATGCCCAGGATGCCGTCCATGCTGAACCCGGCCTTGGACCCGGCCTTGATGTTGTCGATGGCTTTCGAGGCGGCGTTGGCGGCATTGATGAGGGACGCGAATCCGCTGGCCATCGCGCCGAAACTACCGGTCGACACGGTCGCGAGCTCAGCCATCGCCCGTGACAGGTCGCTCATGTTGAGCTTGAACGTCTCCAGCTTCGGCACCACGACCTGCACTTTGGCGCCGACGTGCTCGAACTCTCTCCCGAGCCCGGCCACGACCGGCATATTGCCCGAGAGCGCCAGGCCCAGCCGTACCGCTTCGTCAGAGGTCGAGCGCAAATGGAGCACGCCACGCGTGCCGAGCTCAGAGAGCCTGTCCTTGACCAAGATGTGCATCTGGAGGTTGACGGCCTCGGTCTGGTCGGCCATGTCCTTCAGGTGCTTCTGGTGATCCTTGTACGACTTGACGCCCGCCTGTGCCGCGGCGTCCATCGCCGACTTCAGTTGCTTCGCCGCCTCGGCCGCCGCCGCCATCTCCACCTTCGTGGCGGCGAACCCGGCCGCCATCGCCGCCTGCCGGCTCAGCGCGCCCCCGGACGAGACGGAGTCGATCGCCTGCGCCGCCCTGGCCGCCTCCGCCGTCGCGCTCGCCAACGCAGCGGCGGCCCCCACGCCCATCGTCGTGGCATTGCTCACGAACACCAGGAAGTCTTGCCAGCTCTTGGTGTCCTGCGACACCGTCCGCATCGTGCTCGCGATGATGTTCCCGCTGACAATGACGACCTTATTCCCGAGGTTTTCCCACGCCTGCTGCGCCGCCTCCAAGTCCTTGATCGTCTGGGCCGACATGATGTCCGCGGCATCGGACGCTTCCCTAAACCCGCTCGCGATCTGCGCGCCGATGCCCGCCGAGGCCTTGCCGAACAAGTCCATTTGCAGCCGCGTGCGGAGCATCGGATCTTCAATGTTCTTCAGTGCGTCCGTGATTCCCAGGAAGGCGTCTTCGGGACTCTGCCGGCGCACCGCGTCGAAGCTGAGACCGAGCAACTTGATGGCCTCGTAGGTCTCTTTCGATCCGGTCGCCAGGTTGTCGTTCATCTTGGCGATCGACGCGCCGACGTCATCAATAGACCCGCCGCCCTGCTCGGCCGCAAACTTGAATCGCTGGACCGCATCCGTCGAGACGCCCAAGCGATCCGACAAATCCTTGACCGAGCTGGCCGCGGTGAACACACTCCCGACAAACCCGACCAGCGCCTGGGCCGAGAACGCGATCCCGAGCACGCCGCCAATCGACTTCAGCGTGGTAAACATCCGGTCCATGCCGCTCGAGGCCTGATCGAGCTGGGGCTTGATGTTCTTCGCGGCGTCCGCGATCTTCTGCATCCCCGGCGGGACCTCTTGCCCGCCCGCCTTGAGCTTCGCGATGGCCTCGTCGGCCACGCGGCCCATCCGTTGCAGTTCGGCGTTCGTGAGACCGATGCCCTCCTGGGCTAACCGCTCGAACGCCTGCGACATCAGCTCCGCGTCTTGGATGATCTTCCGACCCGAGAACTGGTCGACCATCTTGTTGAGGCTGGTCGAAACTTTGCCGGCGCCGGTCTCCATGCCCACGAGCGACACCGTCGCCTTCTGGACCGCGTCCTGGAAGCTGGCAAAGTCGGCGACGAATTTTCCCGTGATGGCCATGCGCTACTCTTCAGGAGGACGCGTCAACCATGTGACTAAGACCTCATACACTTCAGGCGGTAACTCCTCGACCCAGGCGTACCGCCAGCCGTTCATGGCGCGACAGATGGCGAGGTTTCGCTCAACTCGGTCGCGCCAGACGGGTTTTTTTTCTGTTCCTCGATTTCTGCATCACGCTGCCACTCGTGCCGCTCGATCGCCCGGTGAATCTCCGAGAACACTTCCGGCGCCAGGCTGTTGATCGCCCCCTCGCTGACCTCGACGGGTTGGCCGTGGTCGGTATAGGACCAGCCGAGCAGATACGCCTGCACCTTCGCGAAGCGGACCTGCCGCGTCTGCATCTTCACGCCCTGGCCAGGCGTGATCAGCGGTTGCCAGATGGCATGCAAGTCCTCGAGCTCGCCGGCATTGAGCCGGTCGCGAATGTCGATGAACGAATCGTGACTGAGCGACAGCCGCACTTTCTTCGGCTGGACGAACGCGTCAAACCCCACGGACCACACTCCCCTCCGATAACGGTGTCCCGAGCGAGGCCGTCACCGCCCGGTCTTTGATCTCCAGGTCGGTAATCGGCCAGACCATGTCGCCCTTCTTTGTCGGCACGACGAACAACAGCGGCTTCTTCGACAACTTGAATGCATCCGACAAGACGAGCGTCGCCCTGAGCATCCAGCGCCCCTCCGCGCACCGTGCACACTTGCACGCAATGTGAGGCGTCGAGCGCGAGACGGTGACCTGCGTGCAGGAACCCGCGCGGTAGTAGGACCACGTGATGTAGCCCACGCCCGCGCGGATCAATCCGCCCGTCGTCATGGCCAGCCCTTAGGGCGCCATCGTCCAGTTGTCGGCCGCGTCCCACGTGCCCGCGAACGAGACCGCACCTGTCGCGGAGACATCGATCGAGCCGTCGATGTTCGCCAGACCCTCGAAGAAGAACGTGGCCTCGTTGCGACTCGGGATGAGCTTGAGGTCGACGGGTAAGCCGGCCAGAACGACGTCAAAGAGCCGTGGAGACGTGAGGCTGTTCCAGAACCCCGCGACCGTCCCGCTGAAGTCTGGCAGGCCCGTGACCCGCACGATGTTGGTATCGCCGAAACACGTGACCGGCACGCGCTCCGACGAGAGGTTGAGGGTAAAGGCGGAGATGTCCGCCACTTCGGTGGGGGTATACGGGCTGCCGCCCGACTCGTCCATGAGCACTTGCCCGCTCTTGCCGTGAATACGCGCCATGACTGACTCCTTTACGTGTAGACCACTTGCCCGACCCTAGGGGGATACCGTGAGTTCATATCGTCCGCCCCGATGCTGCCATCTGACATCTGGATCCTCGGGGTCTGGATCCACATACCGCACGCGCTCGATCCGCTGACTATTCATCAGGCTGTAGCCTGTGACCGTGAACGTCGTATCGTGCAGCAGCACGTTGATCCGTGCCGCCGCCGCCTGGATGTTCGCACCGCTCGTCGCGAGCTCGACCGCCTTCACTAGATATGTGACCTGTTCATAGGCCGTCGTGGCCTGCATCGGCGCGTCGAGGTGGAACACTTGCGACACGATCACGAACCGCGTGGCGCCCTGTTTGGCGACGTCCCAATAAACGCCGTCGGGCATCAGGGCCATCAAGGTGGCGTCCGCGAGCAGGCGCCCGACCACGGCCGCGTCGATGTCGGAGGTATCAGCCACCGCTCACCAGTAACCCTTTGCGCCGCAGCAGGTCTGCCAAGCGCTGATAGAACCGCAGCCGCGCGCGCATGACGGCCGGGACGAACACGTGTTGGGGACGCATCGCCCCGGTCCGGTGCGTGTTGCCGAGCGCCGTGACATACGCCCGCGTCTGGGTGCCGTTCTCGAAGATCCACGCGAGCTTGTGCCGTGTGATCACTCGGGCACCGGCGACCCAGGCGCCGTTCTGACTGACCGCGTCACGTTGGACCACCACGGCCTGCGCCAGCGATTCAGCCGTCGGCGCATAGCCGCGTCGAATATCCACCGCCGCCCCGTTGGCGGCGCCCAACGCTTCGTTGCTGGCTTCACCGACCAGCTCTTTGGGTAGGTTTTGCAGCGCGGCCTTGAGTTCCGCGAGTCCATCGAACACGAGTCGATTCTGGCTCATACCGTCACCCGCTCCGCGCACGTCAGCACCAGCACGCGATGCCGCATGTCCGTGTCAAAGACGCCCGTCACCGCGAAGTCGCGATCGGTGACGTCGTGAAAGATCGCCCGCGTCTTGGTCGTCACCCCTGACAGATACCGCAACGTCACCAGGTGCGTGGCCATCGGCGTGACCGTGTTCGCCCCGATGCGCTCGAGCATCCGGGCCGTCGCCGGCTCCACGGACGCGGGCGCACGGCTCACGAGCGTCGTGACGCTGTCAGTGTAACCGCCCTCACCATCGGGGACCGCGGCCCCCGGTGTCTGTAGCGTGACGCGATGGCGCAGTTGTCCGGTGTCCATAGGTCACGCGAGCGCGGGATCCCGATACCGCACCAGCAGCCTCCCGACCGCCTCCCAGACCGCCATGTCGGCCTGCTGGTCCTGGCCCCGGTTCTCGTAGAAATGCGTCAGCAGCAGCAAGCAGGCCGCCTGCACGGGCCCGGGCACGCTGTCCGACGTCCACGACAGATCCGCGCGACTCTTGAGGTAGTCGATGACGGTGTCGCTCGCCTGGCTGATCTTCAGCCGCACGTCGTCATCGTTGTCCGTCAAGGCCAGCGGCAGCCCCAGATGATTCTTCGCCTGCGTCAGCGTGACGAGATCAGCCATATCAATCGTGCCCCAGCAATGCGATCACTTCCGGCCGCCAGATGTCATCAGGTCGGCCCTGTGACGTCTCGTTTCCACGCCACCGCATAGACGTCGCCCCGGTCCGGGTGATGCTCGACCTCCACGGTCTCGAATCGCCGCAGCCACTGTCGGAGCACGGCGGGGTCGACGTTGCGGTAAAACTCGCCGTCGTCAATGGGGCCGCCATCCTTCGCCGAATGCGGCGGGCGGTCCGGGGCGGCGGCCGAGACGACGAACACGCCGTCAGGGCCGAGCATCGTCCACGCGTTATCGCAAATCGCCTGCGCGTGCTCGGTATGCTCGAGCACCTCCGCACAGAGCACCGCGTCGGGCACCGACGCCGGCGTATAGGTGGCGCCGTTGGCGACCACGTCGACGCACGGCCCAGGCACGAGGTCGATGCCCACATACGTCTGGGGAGGCGTCTGCGTAAACAGCGAGCGCAGCGACCCGTTGATGTTCCGGGCGCCAATTTCCACCACGACCCGGCGGTGGGGGATCCGTTGCAGGGCCGCGTGGAAAAACTGGAGGGCCTCACGGTGCATCAGGGCCTCCTCGTCGCTCACGGGCCACCCCGACGAGTTGCGGATACGCCGCCGCTCGAAAGAGAAACGTCGCCGCAGGATGATGCCGCCACGGCACGCCCGCGCCCATCAGCCGTTCGATCAGATACCAGTCCCAGGCGTGGGCGTGAAACGGCAGATCGTCGACGCCCTGCGCCTGCAACACCGCGCGACGAAACAGCGGTTGCCCCAGGTCAATCTTGCCGCCCCTCGGCGGGGCCGCCGCCAACTGCACGCGCCCATCATAGAGGCACGACGAGTAGACAAAGCCGAGAGTCGGCTCAGCGTCCAGCAGTGCTACCAGCGGCCCGAGATGCGTCGGCAGATAGGCGTTGTCATCACTGAGGAAGGCGACATACGTTCCGGTCGCCGCGCGCAGGCCTACGGCGGCCGGCGTGATGCCCCAATCGTTCGCCCTGTGGTCGAGCGCGAGATACTGCACGCGCGGGTCAGCGAGCGCCTGCACTTGTCGCGTAATCTCCGCTTCGACGGCTGGCCCCGGAGCATCCGACACCACGATCTGCTCGAGGTCGCGATAGCCGCTGCGCTGAATCGAGCGGAGACAGGTCGAGAGGCACGCCGTGCGGTCATAGATCGTCGACACGATGCTGACGTGCGGCGTCGGCGTCTGCGCCGTGCCCACTACGGTTCGAAACGTCGTCGCCTTCATGCGGCGGCCTCATGCCCGCACCGCTCGAGCACGCGCGCGAGCCGCGCCGCGTAGGTGTGCGGCTGGATGCGCGCCCAGCACGCTTGCCGAATCTGTTCTGCGTGATCCGGATCGGCGAGCAGTCCCATGACCACCTCGAGGCACTGCGCCACGGAATGGAACGTCGGCAGCTCGGGGCAGACCGTCTCGATCTCCGGGCGCCATTCACTGACGACCAGCGCCCCGCACGCGAGGGCCTCATAGACGCGCGGGTTCAGGGAGGTCGCCGGCAGGTGCTCGC